GTGGTCGTTCGACGAGACCCGCGGCGACGAGCTGCTGCAGGCGATCATCCCCACCCAAGCCACCCGCGACGGGGCGCAGACCTTCGTCTGGTCCACCGCCGGGGACCGCTCGAGCGTGTGGTTCCGGGGGCTGGTGAACCGCGGCCGCTCCGGTGACCCGGGGATGGCCTTCTTCGAGTGGTCCATCCCCGACGACGTGGACCCCTCCGACGTGCACGCCGTCGCCGCGCACCATCCCGCCGTCGGCCACACCCAGACCGTCGAGTCCCTGCAGGTCGCCCAGGTGGCGCTCAAGGACAAGCCGGGCGAGTTCGCCCGCGCCTACGGCAACCGGTGGACCGGCACCGGCGAGCGGGTCATTCCCTTGGATGCGTGGAACGCCGCCGCGACCGTCGACGAGCTCCCGCCGGGCCGGCCGGCGTTCGGAATCGCCGTCTCCGCCGACGGCGCCTGGGGCGCCGTCGTCGCCGCCGTCGCCGACGAGTCCGGGTCGCCGTGGATCGAGGTCCTGGCGCACCGCCCCGGCCGCGGCTGGCTGGTCGGCTACGCCCGCGGCCTCGCCGAACGCCACGACGCCCCGATCGCCGTCGACCGCCGCGGCCCCGCCGCCCCCGTCGCCGACGCGTTGGAACTCGCCGGCGTGGAACTGGTCCGCGACGGGCGGCCGGACTACATCGCCGCCTGCCAGGACCTCTACGACCGGATCACCGAAGAGACCCCGCGGATCCGGCTGCGCACGCACGAGGCGCTGGACATCGCCGCGGACATCGCCGGCCGCCGGGCGATCGCCGACGGCGGCTGGATCTGGGCCCGCACCCGTAGCGCCGGCGACATCTCCGCGCTCGAGGCCGCCACGTTGGCCGCGCACGCCGTCGCCCGCCAGCCCGCGCCCGCGCCGGCGCCGCTGGTCTACTTCGGCTGAGACGCGAGGACGGCCCCCGGGGCGGAGATCCCGGGGGCCGTCGCTCTCAGTGTTCCACGTGAAACATTCTGTAGTTACACGGGTGTGGTTCGCCGGTCCTCGGCCCGGTTCCCGTCGTGGCACTTGCAGGTACAGACGTAGTTATCGAGCGGACCGCGGTAACCGTTGCAGTCCTCGTGCCGCTGCTTGCTGCGGTCGGGCGCCGGGTGACCGCAGTGGTAGTAGCTCATTCCGGCTCGACGCCCATCAACCATCCGTGCCAGCGGCGGTGCTGGTCGAGCATCACCGGCAGGTTCGGCACCGTGGCGGCGCAGTCCCGGCACACCGCCAGCGCGGCGGTGAACGCCTGGAACCCTTCCGCCGGATCCCGCACCGGGCGCGGGGGCAGCGGCCGGGACGGCGGCAGCGACACGATCGTGTCCTGCAACGGGTCCCGCCCATCATCGGCGTCGATCATCGCGCGTCTCGTTCGGCGTTCCACGCCTTGAGCCGCCGGAAGACGGCTTCGCGTGCCTCGTCCTCGGGCGTGCCGTAGCCGTAGCCGGCGGCTGCCCAGGCTGTGGTCGTGGTGTCCAGGTCACGCATGATGGCGTCGAGCGCTTCGCCGGCGTTCTGGCGGTCGGTCATCGGTCGCGGATGCGGTCGAGGACGGCGAGGCCGGCGAGCCCGGCGAGGCCGGAGCCGGCGGCGAGCCAGCAGAGTTGGGCGAGCAGGTCTTGTGTCATGGCTAGGCCCCTTGTCTGTCACCGCCTAGGCGCGGTGACGGCACGGAACGTAGCAGACGGGTCACCCCCCGATGGGGTGAGATGGTGCGGGTCGGATGTGCGTGTCCGCTTAAGTTCGGGCCGGATGGGCCGATAATCACTGCATGAGGCCTAGCTCGCACTTCACGTACACGGTGGTGCAGTGGACGCAGCACTACCGGATGATCGGCGGCGCCTGGTACCGGGACGCGATCGCCCGCCGCTCCGACGGCGCCCTGCGCCTGGTCGCCATGATCGACGAGGCGGCCGCCGCGTGAGCACCGCGACGATCACCAAGGCGGACGCCCGGCGGCGGGTGCGGCAGATCCGCGACGCACTCGCGGTCGCCGATGACCTGCTGGCGCAGGCGTTCGCCGCGCGGGATTGGGAGGCCCTGGGGCACGCGTCGTGGGAGGCGTACTGCGCGGCGGAGCTGCCGGAGCTGCGGCACATCAAGCTCCGCGCCACCGAGCGCCGCGCCCGCGTCGCCCGGCTGCTGGAGGCCGGGGCGTCGACCCGGCAGATCGCCGCCGCCACCGGATCCAGCACGGGGCAGGCGCACAACGACATCAAGGCGCTCACCGCTCCCCCGGCCGTCCCGGCCGTGCCGGTGTGCAAGACGACCCGGGCGCTGGAGCTGGTGGCCGCCGCCGGCGACGCCGGGCTCACCGTCCATCAGTTGGAGAAGCGCACGGGCTGGCACCACGGGTCGGCGTCGGCTGTGCTGCACCGTCTGGCCGCGGCCGGTCGCCTCACCTATCACCGGCCCGCGCGTCGCGGCCTGGTCGGCGTCTACACCGTCGGAGGATCGTCCCTGTGAAGGGGATCGTCGCCGCCGTCGCGGCCGCGCTGCTGCTGTCCCTCGGCGCCGCCGCGGCCCCGGCCGCCGCCGCCGAGCCAGCCCCGTCGGCGGGCCCGGCGTGGACGGTGACGAGGAAGCCGCAGCCGCCGTACTGGACGTGGCACAAGAAGCCGCACCCGCCGTACTGGACGTGGCACAAGAAGGCTCACTGACCCGTTCGACCCGTTCGGCGCGACACGACCCGCCGCACCCTCCCAGATTCGGAGGGTGGGCGGGTCGTCTGCTTGAGTCACCACCCGTGGGCCTGGTCGGTGACTTCCTCTCCGCTGTGCGCCCGGGCGTCCGTCCCGGGGACCTGCAGGCGGCCGTGTACGCCCCGCAGGTCACCCAGACCGGCCTCCGCTCCCCCTGGCTGCCGCCCACCACGCAGCTCGCGGAGATCACCTGGACCGGCCTGTTCGGGGACCGGGTGGAGCCGGTCACCCGCGCCGAGGCCATGTCCGTGCCGGCGTACTCGCGGGCACGGTCGGTGCTGACCTCGATCATCCCCGCGATCCCGCTGCGCGCCTACCGCGGCCCGCTGGACGCGGACGTGACCGCGCTGCCGCGGGTGGACCCGCAGCCCTCGTGGATCAATGGCACCAATCAGGCCGTCGCGCCCGCGCTGCGGATGATCCAGACCGTCGACGACCTGCTGTTCTACGGGGCGTCGTGCTGGTCGCGGGTGAACGGCGCCGGCGGGTTCCCGGTCCGCATGGACCGGCTGGCGATCGAGCGGTGGACGATCGACGCCGACGGCCGGATCTGCGTGGACAACCTCGACGGCCGCGGGCACCAGCCGGTCCGCGCGAACGAGGTGTGCCTGATCCCCGGCCCGGACGAGGGCCTGCTGGTGTACGCGGCCGAGTCGATCCGGCACGCCAAGAGCCTCGAGCGGTCGGTGCACCGCGCCTCGGAGAACCCGACCCCGCACACCGAGCTGCGGCAGGTCGCCGGTGACCCGCTCACCGAGGACCAGATCGACACTATGCTCACCCGCTACGCCGCCCGCCGGCGGATGACCGACGGGGCGGTGTCGTTCCTGAACGCCTCGATCGAGTCCAAGAGCATTGGCGACTATGACGCGCACATGCTGGTCGGCGGCCGGAACGCCGCCGCGGTGGACGCCGCCCGCCACGTCGGGCTGCCCGCGGACGTGGTGGACGCCTCCGGTGAGCACTCCCTGACCTACGCGAACGTCCGCGACAACGACAAGCGGGTCCTGTCCTACGGGGCCGCCGGCTACCTGATGTGCATCTCCGGGGCGCTCTCCCAGGACGGAGTGTCCCCGCGCGGTCAGCGGGTCGCGTTCGACATCGAGGCGTGGCTGGGGTCGACCCCGGCCGCCACCGGCACCACTCCCCCGGCTCCGCAGGAGAACGACGCGTGACGACGAGTCTGCAGCTGTCCACGCCCGGCCTGGTCCTGGCCGCCGAGACCACCGACGGCCCCCGCCGGGTCGCCGAGGGCCTGCTGGTGCCGTTCGGGGAGCCGGGCCGCACCAACCTGGGCGCCGGCGTGCAGGTGCTCGCCGCCCGCCTCCCGGGCGACGGCCGGGTGATCGGCATCAACGGCCACGACCGGGAGCGCCCCGTCTCCCGTCTGCTGTCGGCGGAGGTCCGCCCCGACGGCATTTATGGGCGGATCCGGATCGCCGAGACCCCCGCCGGGGACGTGCTGATCGCCGAGATCCGCGAGGGCATCCGCGACGGCCTGTCGGTGGAGATGTCGGGCCTGACTTTCGATAGTGACGGAAACATCACCGACGGGCTGGTGGAGTGGTTCGCCCACGTCCCCCGCGGTGCCTTCGACTCCGCGCGCGTGCACCAGCTCGCGGCGGCCCTGCACGACCACACCCCAGGAGTAGAGCCCGTGACCGAACTCGCCCCGGCCCCGGCCGAGACGACCGCGCCGGCGGCCCCGGCCATCGACTACGACCTCATGGCCCAGGCCATGATGCGGGCGCACGCCGCGACCGTCCCGGCGCCGGAGCTGCAGGCCGCGGCGGCGGTGCCGTCGGGGATGACGTTCGCCGCCGTCCCGCACGCCCGCGCCGCCGAGGGTGACCCGGTGCGCCGCGCCGCGGAGCTGCAGGCGCAGGTGTTCGCGCAGCAGGGCACCACCCCGGAGCTGAAGGCCGCCCTCGCGGACATCACCTACTCGGGCCTGGACCTGTTCAAGTACCCGTCCGGGACGCTGGGCGAGAAGCTGTGGGAGGGCGCCGCCTACGAGCGGCAGTTCGTCCAGCTGATGCGCTCGGCGGAGCTGCGCTCCTACAAGTACAAGTCGTGGCAGTGGGTGAACCGGCCCAAGGTCGCCGCCTACGCCGGCGACAAGGCCGAGATCCCCACCAACACCGTGTCGGTGGAGGAGTTCGAGAACGCCGCGACCCGCGTCGCCGGCGGCTGGGACATCGACCGCGCCCTGGCGGACTTCCCGAACCCCGAGTTCTGGGCCGAGTTCTGGGCCGCCGGGGTGGAGTCCTACCGGGAGGTCACCGACCTGCAGGCCGCCGCCGCGATCGTCGCCGCCGCCCGCGACATCACCGTCGACGGCAACGTGCCCGCCTCCTACGCCGGCATCAACACCGCCCCCGCGAACACCGCCGAGGGCCTCCTCAAGGCCGTCGCGCTGGGGACGGCGATCCTGGAGGACACCCCGCGGGTCCGCAAGGGCCCGGACTACATCATCGTCAACACCGTCGAGTGGCTCCAGCTGATGGACCTCACCAACCTGGACCTGCCGGCGTTCCTGTCGCTGATGAAGGTGTCCCCCGCCGGGTTCCTCCGCTCCGGTGAGGTCCCCGCCGGGTCTGTGATCATGGGCGTCCGCCAGGCCATGACGTTCCGTGAGCTGGGCGGCGCCTCCCCGATCCGGGTGGAGGCCCTCGACGTGGCGCACGGCGGCCTGGACAAGGCCCTGTTCGGCTACACCGGCATCTCGCACGACCGCCCCGGCGGCGTGATCGAAGTTCCGCTGGCCGCCTGATGACCGAGCCGTCGCTGCCGGGGCCGACCTTCCCCGATCTGGTGGCCGCCCTGCCGACCGTGAACGCGGACGCGGACGACCCTCAGCTCAAGGTGGTGGGGGACGGGATCAACGCCAATTGGCGGCGGTTCCTGTCCCCGGTCACCGGCAGCGACGGCACCCGGTGGTGGTCGGAGGATCACGTGCTGGGTGCCACTTTGCTCGCCGGGCAGCTGTGGC